ACCAGTTGGTCCAGTTATACCTAATCCAGTTGGTCCGGTTATACTTAAACCTATTAAACCTCTTGCACCAGTAGGGCCAGTGACATTACTTGCAGCACCCGTAGGTCCAGTAACGCTCGCACCTGTTGGACCGGTTGGACCTGCAATATCGCTAGCAGCTCCGGTTGGTCCTGGTAATCCTAATTTACCTGCAGGACCTGTTGCACCAGTTGGACCTACATCACCTGTAGGACCTTTTTCACCAGGTGACCCCGGAGGACCACCGTATGGACCAGTAGGACCTTGCATACCAGTTGGTCCAGTGGCACCTCTACCAGTTGGACCAGTAGCACCTGTAGGACCAGAATTCCCAGTATCACCTCTATCGCCTTTTGGTCCATAAGTTCCAGTTGGTCCAGTTAATCCTAAACCTGCAGGACCAGTTGAGCCAGTTGGGCCTAAATCTCCAGTTGGGCCAGTTTCGCCTTTAAATCCAATAGGACCAGTTGGCCCAGTTATACTAGCACCGGATGGTCCAGTAACACCAGTTGGTCCTGTGACTGATAATCCTTGATCGCCTTTTAATCCAATAGCACCGGTCGGACCTGTAGCACCTTTTGAACCGCTTAATCCAGTAGGTCCGGTTATGCTTAAACCAGAAGGACCAGTATCTCCTTTAAGACCAACAGCACCAGTTGATCCTGTTGTTCCTGTTGGACCTTGTAATCCTGTTGGTCCTGTTATACTTAAACCAGTTGGGCCTGTTTCACCTTTTAATCCGGTCTGACCAATACCGCCTGTTGGGCCTGTTGCTCCTGTACTTCCAGTAGCACCAGTTGATCCTGTTGTTCCTGTTGGACCAATATCCCCGATTAATCCTCGAGCACCTGTTGCTCCTGTAGCACCTAATCCAGTCGGTCCTGTTACACCAGTTGGTCCTGTTACGCTAGGCCCTGTCCATCCAGTAGGTCCTGTGTTACCAGTCGGTCCGGTTACATCGCCCTTTGCACCAGTTGGGCCCGTAACACCTTGACCTGTTGGACCGGTAACGCCAGTAGGACCAACATCACCAGTTAAGCCTATTAATCCTCTCGCACCGGTTGGTCCCGTATTTCCTATAGCACCCGATAGCCCTGTAGCACCCGTTGGTCCTATGTCGCCTTTTAGTCCCACAGATCCAGTAGGTCCTTGTGTTCCAGTAGGTCCTATACTTCCAGTAGGACCAGTTGCACCTGCACCAGTAGCACCTGTTGCTCCAACATTACCAGTTGGGCCAACATGTCCTGTAGGACCAGTTATACCTGGGCCAGTTGGACCGGTAACACCAGTAGCACCTGTAGTTCCAGTTGGTCCAATATCCCCAGTTAGTCCTCGAGCACCAGTTGGACCTGTAGCACCTTGGCCTGTTGGACCAGTAACACCTGTGGGTCCAGTCACGCTGGGACCTGTGTCGCCTTTTAATCCAATCGAACCAGTTGGACCTGTTATGCTAGCACCTGTAGGGCCTGTTACACTAGCACCAGTAGCACCAGTTGTTCCAGTAGCACCTTGTTTTCCAGTTGCACCTGTAGATCCTGTTGCACCTTTAGGTCCGCCCCATGGACCGGCTGGACCTGTTGGACCTGGCTGTCCGACACCTACACCTTCGCTGTAAAAAAATCTTCCCTGGAGATTTATTAAATCTTCAACAGTTATAGTTCCTATATTAACGGGTAACGGATAAAAAAGCGGAAGCCCGTGTGGCGCAGTAAACAGTATACCCATACCTAACTGCATACTGCTATCGCCACTCTGTGTAGGATCAGTACTGCTGTTAAGTCTATCTTTATCTTCAAACATCGCAACTACTGTGTCAGCAGTTTGACTTACTATAGAAGTTATATGTAATACTTTGTCAGATTGTGTAGTGATGTAGTCACCTACTACAACATCTAAACCGTCGTATATTCCCGGAGTAGGAGTAGTAGTGTCTGAATGGTATTGCGGGTCAACGGTAAATGTGCCTTGGAATTTCCAAGGTTGATTAGGATGCGGTTCCGAACCGTATAGTTCGGTGGGTATTAACTCAGTTAAATCGATAGATAAAACTTTAGTAGGTGTTAATTGACTCATTAGAACATTACCGTCACTAGTGCGTGTTGACTTAGATCAGCTCCAGTAACAGCAGCATTTAAATTAAAAACTATTGTATTGCCCGAAGCTGGTATATTTACTTCATATCCTGCTGTAGGGAATCGTAAACGATATCCAATAGTTGATGAATACCCCCAATACGACACTGTTTTTAATGTTCTACCTGTAGTGTGTGTTACGGTTAATTGATTGTTTACTTTTGAAGTTGACCATCCGTTTGGTAAACTGGCTGCGCTGCTAAGATTTCCTGATCCGTCAAACAATACACGGAATTGGTATATCAAAGGAACATTGTCTGGAACTGCGACAGTGGTAATTTTTCCTGTAGTTGCATCAACTAACAGAGTACTTGACAGTGAAAATACGTTACCTATTATGTCAACAGTTGCAGTCGATGCTCCGCCTCCTCCCGATAATAGATTGAGTTTTGTGTATATTTCTGTAAAATTTTTGTTAGTTTTGTCAAACGCATTACGGACAGTATCTCCAGTTTTGCTGTTTGCGCTAGTTCCAATGTTGATTGTTAACGGTGTCATGACGGTATCCAATACTTTGCTAAATCATATTTATCAATAGCGATAAATACACTAACATGCCTAGACTTAGCTTATACAGACCCGAAAAAGGTAACGATTATAAATTTATAGACAAACAGGTCTATGAAATGTTTCAAATTGGAGGTACAGATGTGTATATGCACAAGTACCTTGGCCCAACAGATCCTGGCGATCCAAACAAAGCAACAACTCCAACAACTATACAAGATGTCCTTTTTCTAGAAAACCGAGATAGAAAATACGACAGTACTGTGTATATCATGCGTGGTGTTTACAATGTACAGGACATAGATTTTAATCTAAGTCAATTTGGTTTGTTCTTACAAAACGACACAATATTCATGACTGTGCATATCAATAACAGTGTTGAGACACTTGGTCGTAAAGTTATGAGCGGCGACGTTATCGAGTTACCACATCTTAAGGATGAATTCGCGTTAAATGATTATAAGATAGCTCTAAAGAGATTCTATGTAGTAGAAGATGTAAACAGAGCAGCAGAAGGTTTCTCAATGACTTGGTATCCTCATCTGTATAGGTTAAAACTCAAACCTATCATGGATAGCCAAGAATTCAAAGATATATTAGACTTACCACAAGATATGGATACCTATGCAGGTGTTTGGGAAGATGGTAAGAATTTCTATGCCGGAACAACTGTTCGTTATGATGGTGCTTTATACGAAGTTATAGCAGACGTATACGGTATAAGTCCGCCTGATACTGCATATTATAGACAACTAGGTGAGGATGCTAGCTTGCGACATGCTATGAGTACATATGCTATCGAAAAAGGCATCAATGATGGCGTGTTAGCCGAAGCCGAAGCTGCTGCTCCTCAAAGCGGATACGATACTAGAAACTACTTCACATTAACATTAGATGAAAATGGTAATGTAGATCTAGTAACAGTCGACAGTCCAAACACTGCGATAAACGATGCTAATACAGTTGATGCGACACTAGGTACACCAAATGTTGATGGTTATCAGGGATATCTAGTCGGAGCAGGTATACCACCAAACGGCGTTCCATACGGTTTTGGTATACAGTTTCCAGCATACCCAACTGAAGGAGATTTCTTCTTGCGTAGCGATTATCTACCAAACAGACTTTTCCGCTTCGATGGAAGACGATGGATTAAGTTTGAAGATAAGGTTCGAATGTTGAAAACTAATACAGAAAATAGACAGATTCAGAAAACTAGCTTTATCAATAATACCAAGTATAGTAACATTAAGTCTCTAGTAACTGACACATTCTATGTAGCTAGTCCGAAAGTATTCCGTAACACAGATCCAACTCTTTCAATTGATTTAAATCTAAATCAGATCGTAACTAAGACAGATTATAATGCACAATATGGTGTAGAAGTTTATGTTAATGAATACGTAATGCCAATAACTGATATCTACGAGCATCCAGGCACTGGTAAATTAGCGTTCAATACGCTGTATACATTAAATCTAAACGACGAAGTTCGTTGGACTATATATGCTGAGCGCATCGAACAGCGAGTAGCACTAAGTAAAGCACTAAGACCCAAGGCAGATTTATAATGCAGTTTTTTTATGACGGACAAGTAAGACGTTATCTAGCTCAATTGATACGTATGTTAAGCGGATTTAAAGTACGAGCAGTTGACGGTACTGAAAAAGTCGTGCCTGTTCTATATGGAGATTTATCTCGTCAAGCTGCTACTGTTATGAGAGATAATAGTGAAAATAAAATTCCAAGTGCTCCTCGTATATCAGTTTATGTTTCAGACCTAAAACTTGATACTTCTAGACTTGCCGATGCTAGCTATGTTAATAAAATATTCATTAGAGAACGTGCGATTGATCCTGTTACTAACAAGTATACAGATACACAAGGTACAAACTATACTGTCGAAAGATTGATGCCTACTCCGTATAAACTGACTATTAGAGCAGACATATGGACGACCAATACAGAACAGAAATTACAAGTATTAGAACAGATACTAGTATTGTTTAATCCCAGTTTTGAAGTTCAAACTACAGACAATTATGTTGATTGGACTAGTTTGACTGCCATTTATCTCGATAACATTGATTTTAGTAATAGAACTATTCCAGTAGGCACTGACAGCGATATCGATGTTGCTACAATAACATTAGATACACCAATATGGTTAACTCCGCCCGGAAAACTCACAAGAATGGGTGTAATTCAAACCGTTATATCAAATATATTCTCAGAGGCTACTGGCACTATTACTAATGACTTCATTGATAATATTCCTGTAAGCACTGTTTATGTTACACCTGGCAATTATGGTGTATTAGTTGTAAACAATTCTGTAAGATTGATAAACAATGGCGAAAGTGTTAGCACAGCTACGGGTACTGCTATTCCGATCAAATACGGTACTACTACTAATTGGTTTACACTATTAGATCAGTACGGAGAATTCAGAGCAGGGTCAAGTAGGATCTATCTCATTCGTTCCGACGGTTCTGAAGTAGTAGGTACTGCTGCTATTGATGCAACTGACGAAACACTGATGTTAGTAAATTGGGATCCGGACACCTATCCTACAAACACTGTTATCGCAGGTAGAGGTACTATTGATGCGATTGTAGATCCTTTAACATATAATCCTGGTTCAGTAGCTGTTGGTATTAGATATCTAATCCTAAACAATATCGGTAGTACAAAGAATCAACTTGGACCAGCAGCATGGAAGAATGCCGACCAAACAGATTTTGTAGCCAGTGAAAATGACATCATCGAATGGGACGGATCACATTGGAACATCGTGTTTAATTCTAAATCTATATTGGATATAGTTTATGTTACTAATTTAAAAACTGGTGTACAATATAAGTGGGACGGCGAATATTGGACTAAAAGTTTTGAAGGCGAGTATATGCCTGGACAATGGCGACTTCAATTTTAACCAATGATTAAAAAAATAAAAGGCAGCGGTGCCTTCTTTCTAAGCAAATCAACAAAAAGATTCTTATTACTACAGAAAGCTAGTGGTAAAAAAGAAGGCACCTGGGGATTAGTAGGTGGGAAATCCGAACAGGGAGAATCTGTTTGGGAAGGACTACAACGTGAAGTTGTTGAAGAGATTGGTTTTTTTCCCGATGTAATAAAAACTATACCGTTAGAAACTTTTGTAAGTGACGACGATCATTTTAACTTTCATACATACATCTGTATAATAAAAGATGAATTTATACCTACGTTAAGCAGTGAACATGATGGCTATGCATGGTGTGCATTAGACAAATGGCCAAAGCCTATCCATCAAGGTATTAAAAATACAGTGGGTAGTAAAATTACTCGCGCAAAGATAGAAACAGTTTTTGAACTATTAGATTCTATTCTTTAAGATAGTCCAGTTCCACTAATAAACCATTTACCGGTATCAACTTTAGTTATAGTAGCTATACCATACGGTGCTAATGTGCGAGTACCTGTTGTTCCACCGGGGCTCCAATATAGAGTATCAAGTGTTGTTTGAATCGTTACTGGAATTGCCCCTGGAGCTGCGATAACCGTAATAGTCGACCCTAATGGATAAGATAAGGATCCGTCAATATAGATACGTGTATCAGATTCAGTTGCATAAATGTGTTTTCCGATGTCACTGATTAACGATATACGATTAGTAATTCCTGCTTCGTTTCCGCCGACCGGAGTTCTAATCTGCGGCATTCCTAAAAATCCAACACTTGAAGCAGTGCTAGATGTTGTAGCGTCGGCTGCGGTAGAAACTATAGTAGGTATCGTTACACTATATGCACCATTAAATGTTAAATTACCATTC